GAAAGCTGAATGAAAAAAGTCTCGTCCGGATCCTGAAGCGCGTCCTCCGATATTCCAACCAGTGCGCTCCAGCGGTCTAAAACGGTGTCAATGTCGGTTGTAGAAAGCGCCATGTCAGTCTCCGTAACCCACCTTGTTTCGGCGCTTCTGGTGCTTTACCGCAAGCTCGGGGCTGTCTTGCTTCATGCGCCTCCAGTTGGACTCGTCCTTCCAGAAGTCGGGATCCTCCTGCTGCCACCTGAAATAGGTCCGCGCGTCAATCACCCCGTCCAGCCGCATCGTGCCGCCCGGGTCGCGCAGTTCCACGCCGTCCCACTCGGCGTTGATTGCGGCCTGCCGCATCCCGTAATGCACCTTCTCAAGTTCAAGCCCAAGGCGGAACTCCCGCTCCAGGCTGTCCATGAATGCGGTGTTGTTCCCGCGGATTTCAACTATTTCCGCCATGCTTCCCGACAAATTCCCTTAATGTGAAACCATACACGGCGAAACATGTGCAGCGGTTCTAAGACGCAGCACGCCGCGTGGAACAATATTCGCTTCCATCTAGGCACAGGCAGGTAGATTCGGGACGGCGGTTTAACGCGCCGCCCCGAATCTCTACCCATGTGATTAGTAGTCGTTGAGCGAATACATGGACAGGAAGACATCGAGACTTCCCGCCGTAATATCCGCAGGCGCTCCGGTGCCGGCTTCCGTCCTGAACATGACAACAATGTTGTCAGCAGCAGCGGCGAAGGTGCCAGCCAGAGTTACCGGGTCGGCGCCAACAGCGGCGATTTCCGGTCCCGCCGTCTTGGCGGTTGTAGCGGTCAGGAAGTTGTTTTCGTCCCCGTCCGTGCCGACCTCATAGGTCAGCGTTCCATCTGTTGCGAATGCAGTCGTCACGTTGGCCGCGGCCTTGTCAATAACAAAGTCTGCGGGCGTGACCGCGATTGTGGCCGTCACAGTATCGCCATCGGTCGTCCACGTGGACGTGTTGACGTCCGTGTAGTCAATGGTGATCTTGTGAGTATAGATGCCACGAGCCTCGTTGTTTGTAAGAACAACCAGGTTGTCGGTGAGGTCAGTTGTTTGGTCTGCCATAGTGTAATTACCTCCCTATTAGGTGAAGCGGCCAAGGCCCTTGGGGTTCTTGACGACGAGGGTAAGCACCGCGGAAGCGAGCCCTCTCCGGCCGCCTCCCTGGTCCTCAAACTCCTCCACCGTCGGAGCGGTCATCACGCCGATTCCAACCAATGACGGATCAATCAGGAACCCGGCGGCCTTGCCGGCGGTTTCCAGCCCGTTTCCGGAGGTGCGCTCCAGGAACAACGAGTTGATTACGTCAAATGTTCCCCAGTCCGAGATATACCGCATCACGGAGAGAGTGACCTGCTTCTTGGAGGCCACCTCGTTGACGTGGTAATTCGTCGCCGTAGTCGTTCCTTCGGCGCGGGTGAACATCGTGATCTTGTTCTTCAGGGTCGGCCCCGAAAACAGTCGGTAGTTATTAAACGTACCGCGTGTTTCGTAAACGCTCTGAAGAACGTCGTTCAGCGTTGATTCGGTCAGCGAGGAGGTTGTTCCAACAGAAGCGGAAGGAATCCGGAAATTGACGTTGATGTTCGTGTTCGTCGCAGTCAGCCACTTCACCATGCCGCGCATCTTGTGCGCGCTGGATCCGTCGCCAACCTGAGACTCGACATCGGCGCCAATCGCAGATTCAATATCCCGCTTCAGTTCAACCACCGCACGACTTTTCGCGTGGGCAATCTCCGAACTCACTCCGGCCGTCGCAACCTTCTCCTGAATCCGGGACACCTGGAAGGTGCGCCTGAACTCCTGGATCGTGTTGGACAACAGGGCGCGGTTCGCCGCCTTGTTTTCGTAGGACGATACGTCACTTCCCTCGACATACCCCGGGAAAGAGGGGTTGTCTAAATCGTCCGCAGTCCATTCCTGAGTCACGGCGCTGGGCGCCTTTGACTTAGGAAGCGTAGAATACATGGGAGTATCCTCCGGAGCCACCAACGAAATGAAGTCCAGCTTGTCCTCTCGGTTATTAACGACATTGTAAGTCGTTGCACTAGCCATTCTGGTCCTTTACTTATCTTTGAGTGAAAAATTCCGCTACTTCAGCCTGTGAGAGAGCACCGCGTTTTGCTCCCGCCTCCATGATCGGATTGAGTTTTTGCGATTCGGCGGGCCGGCTTGCGGGCGCTGATGCGTCCGTGACAACCGGCGGGGCCTTTTTAGGGGCCGCAGTCTTCTTCGGCGCGGTTCTTCCCGCGCCATCCCGGACAGCCTTTGCCCACGCCAGAAACCCCCCTATCATAATCTTGACGTCGGGAAGCTCCTTGAAGACGTTGGCAAACTTCTCGTTGCTCATAAGAGCACGGTATGATTGCCCGAATTCAGTGGATGGGTCGTCCAGCCCCGGGAAGAACTCTGCGGCCTTTGCATCCCAGTGCGCTTTTGCCCTCAGGAATTCAACCCTCTTGGGAATGTCCCGCTCAAGCGCATCCTCCGCCGCCTCCTTGATCGCCAACACTTCATCGGCGCTCAGTTCCCGACCTGAAATCTCTACGACTTCATCCCGGGCATGGCGGTCAGCCCACCTCTTGGTCTCCCGTGCCTCGTTGTAGAGTTTCTGGAGTTCGTTGGGCTCGGTGATGCGATCAATGCGTTCCTGCAGGGACAGTTCGCCCTTGACTTCCTCACGCTGTTGAAGTCTGGCCTCCAATTGCTCCAGACGGGCGTCGTATTTCGCCTGCACCGCCTGGAGACGTTCTTCGGTCTCCTTCTTTTCTCGCGTCAGCCGGTCAATGCGCTTCTGTATCTTGCGCTGTGCCTTCTCGCTAAACTGTGAAAGATCAGGGTCGGCCTCGGCCTCCTCCGAATCTGCGGATTCCGATTCGGTATCGTCCTCGGCCTGTGCTTCTTCCGGTTGGTCGGGAGTCTCCTCCACGCCCTCCGGCTCTCCAGCAACCTCCTTTTCTGCCTCCGCTTCCGGAGCCGGCGCCACATCGGCGGCCTCTCCAGCCTGCGGACCCATAAAAAGGTCGCTAAGTGCGCTTGCGGACAAATTGCCCTCAGCGCCGGTTAATCCACCTGCATCAGCTATTGCGGACGTTGCAGGAGTTGCGTCCGTGGTTTTTGTTTCTCCCATATCCAGGCTGTTTGGGACCGCCAGCGGTCCATTTCCATCGGGTTTATCCCGAAGTCACACACAGTATAACACACAATGTATACATGTGTTCACCTTTTATTGTGAGTTTTCTTCAAAATCCTCCAAAATGTTCTGATATGCCGCCTGTTCGCCCAGTAGAAACGCCGTCACGGCGTGGTCCTTCAGGTAGGCAGGATCAAAGCTGCGCGTCCGGGACGACTCATACATGCCCCGGATTCCCTCCAGGTAATCCTGAAAGTGTGTGTTCCCCTTCAGGTTGAAAAGGGCGCGCTGCAGCTGCTCCGTGGTTTTGATCCGGTAGGGTTGAGCCCTCATTGCGGCACCCCCGCGTTGGGAGTCATGTTGCCAGCCGGGGCACCCAACCGGCCTGTGACAGCGTTCTGCTGCTGCATGATAACAAACTGCAGCTGCTTCTGGCGCTTCTCAAGCCTCATCCGGAACGACTCGTCCTCCTGCAGCCTCTTTTGAACATCGAGCGCCGGGATCCCCTCCGATCCGGTCACATAGTTCTGGAGCACCTGCAGGCGCAGCTGTGCATTCACGGGCGGCTGAACGTCCACGTCCATCCCGGCGAAGATCTTCGCTAGCTCGTTTTGCTCCTCTAGGATTTCCTTCGCATTCGCCCTGTCCTGTGGCATGATGACCCGACTGGCAATCGATGGATCAATCGCCGCCACCAACTCCGGCAACAGCGTTCCCCAGTCCGTCTGACCGTACTTGTCATACGTGCTCACGATCTCGGCAATGGCCCGGTATTTCTCCATCACCTTGTCGTGGTCCAGGTTGATCGCGTCAAAGTCTATGTAAAAATCGTACTTCTCGTTGTCGTCGCCCTTGGCGAACAACTCCGGGGAATCCGCGGGTGCCCCGATGACTCGGAAATATTCCTCGTCCGGACCATACTGCTTATACAGGCTCCAAACCTGCTGGAACACGATCTTCCAGCACCCGAGCCAGTCGGAAATCAGATCCTGCTGCTGGGCGCGCGACTCGATCATGTCAAATTCGTCAGTGGTCCTTCCAAAATACCGGCGCAGGTTCTTCTCTACGCGGTTCTCAATCTCGATGCTCCCCGCGTCAAACTTCGGAATCTCGGCGAACCCATACTCGCCCCGCCGGCGAACCGGCACCCGGGCGGCTGGCCCCCACTCGGCAACCGGGCGGCCAACCGGATATTCCATCGGCGGGCACGTGGCCAGACTTGTCCGGTCAATCCGTGAGTCCTGCTGGACCTTGATCTCGTCCTGCTTGCCCTTCGCGATCTCGGGGATCCCGCGGGTCTCAAGCAGGCGCCGGTTTATGCTCTCCCTGGTGAACGGGACAAACGGATACCGGGACGGGAAGTAATCGAGCACGTTGTGTATCGCGTAAGCCTTGCCCTCGTAGTTTTCCGTCACCTTCGGGTTGAACACTGTGTAGTAAACCGCAGGAATGTCGTCCTCGTCGGTCCCCCGCCAATAGGCGCACACGACCTTCACCATGTTCTCGTATCCCCGGTCATGCGGATACGTCTTCTCCCACTGGTCCGACACGTCAACGTCCGGGTATTCGCCGCGGCACGTCTCGATCACGTGCTCGACCCATCCCTTGTCCCAGCCGTCCGAACGAATCCTCCGGCGCAGCTGCTCGGGCGTGTACCAATCAACCTTGAAAATATAGGGTGTGTCCTGGAAGCTGGTCGTCCCCACCGGGAAGTAGATGTCTCGATCTACACTGTAGGCCCGGATAACGGGCCGGTTCACCTCAATGACCGGCTCGCCAATTGTAGTCTCCCCCTTGGTGCGCAATTCCGTCACCATTTTCCGAGCCTTGCGCCTTGAAATGGAGGGCATATGTTCCTGCACCAAGTCCGCCACGTCTCCCGTCATATCCGGGTTGCTGATAAACTCAGCGAGTTCAGGCGCGGTTTGGACAATGTCCTCCATAGTAATGCGGCGGAGGCGCTTGGATTCCCGCGTCTCCCAGAACACACCACAAATTCCGATTCCCTTTTCCAGGACGTAGTTGGCAAGCAGCTTGGCCTCGCGCCGGATTTCCTGCATCTGGCTGAATACCATCCACTTCATAAACGCGGTGACCATTGCGCTGCGCTGCGCGTCCCCGCTCTCGACCGGCACCGCCGCAAGGTTCGCCCGAAACAGCGAGTTGCACATCAGCGCCGCGTCCGCGTTAATGATCTGATCGACCACGAATGGCCGCAGGTCGCTGGCCCCCTCCCACGGAAACGCAGGAGTGTCCTTGTCCCCGTGCTTGCGCTCGTCTACGCTCTGCCCGTCCCACAGGCAGTGCCGCGTGTCATAGTTCCGGCGCCCCTGGTCTATCCAGGAGCCGAGGTCCGCAACTGTCTGGTCGTACTGCTCCGCCAACCACTGAATGTCGGGCTCGCTGTCGTCCCGAACCTGTTGCATGTCGATGTCCACGCACACAGTATAACATACTGCATATACATGTGTTCACCTTTTATTGCGGAAATTCTTTGAATTTGTGCGAAACAGCAAAACTTCGGCACCGGTGTGCGCGTCCTTTTGCCACATTTCCACGTTTGCGCGCTGGTCGCGCATCCATTTGTCGGCGTCCGCGTAGTGGATAAACCCCCGCTCCAGGGACTTGTCCAGGTTGATCCCGCGCCAGCTGAACCTCCCCATGTCAGTAGCTTCCTCCCCTGCTGCCAACAGCCTTCCCGTCGATGTAATCAAGCCCACGCTCGTGTGCATATCGCAAACAGTCAATAAAATCCTTCACCGGTTCAGACAACCCCTGCCGGGCCGTGTAGTGGCTCATCGCGTAAATCAGGTTCTCACACCGGTCTGAGATATACAGCTTCGGCGCGTTGAAGGACGAAAGCCTCTCGTTCTCGTTCCACGACAAAAGCGAGTTGATCCCCTGCAGCCCGTGGTGAATGTCCAGCCCCGGCGCCGGAACCGCCGTGATCCCCTCATCCTCCAGTTCCTGAATAATGCTGGTAGAGCCCTCCTTCCCCGACTTCTCCGCGGCCCCCATCCGCGGGTCAATGATGCGCTCAAAAATCTCATCGCCTTTGATAATGTCAACATAGTCAAGTATCCCATACCCAAGTGGTTGCTGTCCCGGCCCCTCCTTCGTCTTGCCGTGGTCGCCGGCCTCCGCCCAGTCCCCAAACGACACGTCCGGAAACTCCTTGTAAACCCACCACGTCCCCGCGGAGTCAACCGCAATCCACAGGATCGCCCACGGCTTTCCCCCAGCCGGGTCAATTGAAATATACCGAGTGACCTTGTAGTTCTCCTCCTTGATCCACGGCAGGGTCTCGTGCCGAACCACGTTTATGTCCGGGTTGAACTTTGGAAACACCGCGGTCATGCGCTTGGTCGGCACCCCGTAGAGCTTGACAAGGCGCATCTCCATCGTGTCAGCCTTGTATTCGTCAATCAACTGCGCCGGCCCGCCATACGGGTTGTCCTCAATGTGAAAATATACCACCCGCGCGTTTTCCTTGATCGGTTGCTGGACCCGCGGAACCCACTCACGCTCGGGAACCAGCGGGCATGGAGCCTTCTCCGTTGTCCTTGCCCCCGACAGGAAGTGGCCAACCGTGTCCGACCACCCCTTGATCGGGGTAAAGGAAATCAACATCTTCGCGTTCCTGGTCGCCAGCCTCGCCCGAAGCGCCTGATACAGGCTGAATGGAATCAACTCGTCCGCCCACACCCCGATGTTTGCCACGGTCGGGTCCGGCGCCCCCGGCTCCCGCCCCTCAACCTTCGCATAGTCCTGCGAATAGTACAGAAACGCAATCACCGACCCATTCGGGAATGTCGCCTTCTGGTAACCGAACCCGCTGCGCTGGTTGAAGCGCGTCTTGCAGTTCACGTCGTTGCGGTCCTTATACTCGATCGGCAGATAGTGGTTTATCCGTGTTTGCTGAACCTCAACGCTCGTTTCAAAGTCCGTGTGAAAACACAGGATGATTGAATTCGGGTTGTTCATCGCCGACTGAACCACCCGCTTCGCGCAGTAATCAGTCTTGCTCGACCGGTTCCCGCCAAGAATCAACAGCTGGGTGACCTCCTCCAGTTCCCCGTCCGTGCGCCTCCAGATTTCCGGCTCCCACCCATGCCGGTAGGGATCCTCAACCTCCCGGCGGATCTGCTGCTCACGCTCCTCATACAGCGCAAGCACAGCGTCCGCCCCGTCGTTGATCGTGTGCCCGCGCTTACTGAGCACGTCCCACATGTCATCGCCGTTGCCGGCCCGGAGCTTCCGGTCCCTCAGGGCAATTAAATACCCGCGGCTCGGAATCGTGATCCTCGGGTGCGCCGTCCACTTGAATGCCATGCTCCTGTCAGTCGGGGTAATCCGAATAAACTATCAGGTAACACCCGAGGACTATAAGCCAGACAATCATGGCCACCAGAGAAAATACCCGTACAGCAAAAACCCACCCTCCCAAATTCACGGCGTATAAAGCTATCGCTAAAAACGGGATCGATACAATACACCACCCAATTAGTTTTTTCTTTGTCATTTCAAAACCCCCTTCAGCGCATCCAACGCCCGCTCCGCCATGTCCCGCTTGCTCGCCGCCATGTCCCACGCCCGCTGGATCGCGCTTCGCAAGTTGTTCTGGTGGACGTGGTTGGGCACCTGAACCAACGCAACCTTCCCGTCCGGCGTCTCCATCTCAATGTCCGAGCACGCCTCCCGCTCCCCCGAAAAGTAGAACCCCTCCGTCTTCACAAACCAGCGCGTCTTCCCGTCAAACCGGATCGCCTCGGGCCGGGTCTTGCTGATGCTCTCCAGCATCTCAACCATCGCCGCGCCCGTCCCATACTCGCGCCCGTCATACTGTTCGTCGTAACTGCTCACGGATCCTTTCCAGCTGCGCCCACACAGCCCCCTTAACCTGAATGTTCATCTTGTTGAAAAGATCAAACCGGTCCACGTCCAGCGTCCGGGCCGTGCATTCCAGCGCCACCAGATTGCACACCTCGTAATCGTCCAAATCCTCAAACCGCACCACCAGGTCCGCCAACGGAAGCCACCTGAGAAATATGTCCCGGATCACCTCAAACTCCGCCTGCGTGAAGTCTGGAATCAACCGCCCAATCGACCGGAATGACTC